GCATCTAAAACATGACGAGCCATCATACAATCTATAGTAGGAAATTTAAAAAACTCACTCTTAGGAACATTCACCTTTCTCAACAAACGTCGAAACTTCACAGAGTGAGCATCAGACTCAAAAATTTGCAACAACTCCGCAGGCGTTAACGGTTTCAAAGCCATCAGAGATCGATAAACATGTAAAACTATCTGGTAAAATGGTCCATTTGTACCCATAGAATCCCACGCATGCCCGATCGCCACCGGAATCATCTCCCCAGTAGTATCAAACTCAGTAGTAAAAAACTTACATACTGATTCATCTATTTCTTTATACGGTAAAATAGGAGCATAACGCTCATCTTTATTTTCTATAAAATACCGCTTTAAAAATTTTGGTCCCTTCTTATAAAACCTACCCATACCATCTGGAACAGATATTAATGAATCATATATATTAGCATCTCTTAAATTCATATGAAAGTAAGTCTTAAGGAAATCACCCCACGTGACATGGTTCATAACGGACTTCAACAGATTAGGTGCACCCCAAATATGGTCATCACCATAAACAACAATGACAATAAACATTAGCTGTATAAATCGATCTATCAAATCTGCTAACATAGGATGCTTTGCTTTTACATGCTCACAAAAGCAATAGAAAATAAACGCCATAATCCAACTATCTCCATGCGACGTCTCTTTCCCCCCCGAGTACATTTGACCATTCATAAATCTCCAAAAACCTCCTATATGACAAACCAACTTTGCGCAAACGTTGGTGGCCCAGTACTCAAGCAACTTTCGCAAAAATTCTTGCTCCACACCATTCATAGTATCCCACGCATAATATGGATACACATTTGAACAATACAGCAAAAGTTGCCAATCCTGAATATGCTTATCTAACCCTTCTATATCCCCGTCAACCCAATAAAAATCTTTCTGATCTCCATTCAAAAACTTATACAAAAAGTACGAGCCTCCCCACCAAAATTTCATTCCAATTCGGATTACATTATTTCTTTCTAACAACATTCTCTTCTCATTAACTAATATCGACATAAGAACATGAGGCAAATCAGGAATAAAAAATTCTCGCATTTTCATTAACATAGCCAACAATTCTTCATATACCTTATACTGGCCATATCTAAACTCATCTTTCAACTTTATCAAGCAGTGTATAGCCTCTACTATCAAAGTCGGATCAGTCTTAATCCTATGCAAAATGCGATGTAACTTTCGAATCGCTTGCTCCACCAAATAACATTTCTTTCCTGTATTTAATATGTGGACTTTTGCACCTTCCCATGTTGTCTCACGACGCAATCCCGGAAGAACACCAGCAGAAGTAAACAATGATATCTTTTTAATCAACTCCGCCGGCTTATATTCGAATATCAATTTTCCATGATTATCATATGTATTCATAGCTCTTAACAAAGATCCCAAC